GTGGTCGGAAGGACGATCGGCGAGGCCGCCGATTTCTTGAACCTGTCGAGCGAGGAGATGGCGAAGGTCGCCCGGGAAGCGCCCGACCTTTATGCGAAAATCAAGGACTATGCCGATGCGGGCTACAAGGATGCCGCCCGGTATATGGACGACTATATCGCTTTCGCCGAGCAGCGGAAGGAGTTGGAACAGGCCTATTACGAGAGTATCACGCAGGTCTCCTTCGACAGCGTGTACGACAGTTTTATCGACATGCTGATGGACATGTCGTCAGACTGGGAGGATTTTTCCGACGACATGAGCGAGTATCTGATGCGCGCCCTGTTGAAGACCAAGCTGGACGAATTGCTTAAAACGGATATGGAGGATTGGTACGCCACCTTCGGAAGGGCCATGTCCAATGGAGAGCTGACCGACGAGGAAATCGAGGACTTGAACAAACAGTGGGAGGAACTTGTAAAAAAAGGCCTCCATATCCGCGACAGCATATCGGAGGCTACCGGCTATACCGGGGACGACGGCGGAACGACACAGAGCGGGAAACCGGGCGGGTTCGCCGCCATGAGCCAAGAACAGGGCACTAAGCTCGAAGGGCTCTTTGTCTCCGGCCAGATGCACTGGGCCAGCATCGACGAGCGAATGCAGGACGTGAGCGAGCAGATGGGCGCAGCCGTGGACCACCTGCGGCGTATCGAGGAGAACACCGGCGCCAGCGCCAAGCATTTGGGCGAGATTAAGGACGAAATAAAAAAAATTGTACGCGACGGCTTGAAGATGAAATGACGACAACCTGTTAAAATCAACGAGATATGGCAATGGATGCGATATTGGGCGGGAAAGCGCTCGTCAACGGTACGGACATCTGGAAGGAGTACGGCGTGTTTCTGGCCGAGAAAAGGCGGGGCGACCGCAACAACTTGAAGGCGATCCTGTCGCCGGCCAAGACGAAAACCCATGTGGCCGTGGATATACGCGAGGAGAACGGCGAGAAGTACTCGGCCTCGCTCGACGTGAAGAATCAGGCCCGGGACGTGAAGCTCTGTTTCGCCCTCTATGCCGACACCCGGGAGAAATGGCTGGCTCAATACAAGGCCTTCATCACCCTGTTGAAGCAGGGCGACGACGGGTGGCTCGACATCGAATTTCCCGACCTCGACATGACCCTTCGCGTTTTCTACAAGGAGGCGAGCGACTACGAGCCGCTCACTTACCTCTGGCGGGAAGGCAAGCAGGCGAGCCGCTTCTACGTCACTTTTCGGGAGCCGAACCCGACGATTTAAATGACGATTGAACAGCATTAAAACGACCTTAAAACAAGAGTAAGATGATCACGATATACGGCAGCGACGGCATGGCGAAGACACAGGTTCCCTGCGACGACAACTCGACGCAGGAGATGGAGTTGCAGGGCGACAACGCGCTCAGCCTGTCGTTCACGCTCTACGAACACGTGGCGCTCGAAGTCAACGACTATGCCGAGTTTATGGGCAGGAAGTACTGGCTCATGGAACGGTATCACCCCGAGCAAGTGTCGACGGTAGAATGGAAGTACGATATCAAGCTCTACGGCATCGAGAGTCTGGTGAAGCGCTTCCTTGTTATCAACGACACGGACGGGGACGACGAGCCGGTCTTCACCCTGACCGCCCCGCCGAGGGACCATGTCGCCCTGATCGTAAAAAGTATCAACAACGGCATGGGTAGCGGCGACTGGAAGGTGGGCACGGTGGAGGGCGCCGACAACATCGTCATCGACTATTTCGGAAAATATTGCGACGAGGCGCTCAAAGAGGTGGCCGAGAAGGTTGGACACCGCGCCGAATGGTGGGTCGAGGGGCAGACCGTCAATATCTGCCGCTGCGAGCAGGGCGAGGAGGTGACGCTGGCCTACGGCAAGGGGCTGCTCTCGCTGAGCGGCGACATGGCCGACAACGCCAAGTTCTACACCCGGCTCTACCCGGTGGGCAGCTCCCGCAACATCGACCCGGAGAAATACGGCCACACCCGGCTGCAACTGCCCGGCGGCGTGAAACACGTCGATGTGAACGTCGACAAGTACGGCGTATGGCATCACTACGAAGCCGAGGCTTTCGCCGGCATTTACCCCAAGCGTATCGGCACGGTGAGCTCGGTGCGGAAGGAAGAGACGAAGGACGAGGAGGGCAACCCCTTTACAATCTGGTATTTCAAGGACGAAAGCCTCGATTTCGACCCGAACGATTACGAACTGGCCCGGCAAGTCAAACGGGTATCCTTTCAGGAAGGTTCGGAACTGGCCGGGCTCGGAGAAGAAGCCGACGACACCTATTACTTCGAGGTCAACTACGACAGTGAGACCCGGGAGTTCGAGATCATCACCATCTGGCCCTATGACGACGACACGCAGCTTCCCAACGACACCTTATCGCCCCAAGCAGGCGACAAGTATATCCTTTGGAATATCCGCATGCCGGACGAATACTATCCGCTGGCCGAGCAGGAATTCAAGGAGGCGGTCGACAAATACAACGAG